CCATAATATCTCCATTATATCACAAAACCTTTAAATTGTAAAGGTTTTTAAGATGTTGTTACACTAGTTGTTGATGAACCAGTTGTAGCAAAGTCGTAAATTGTATATCTAAAATCAACAGTGGCAGTTAAATAATCAACATCGCCAGCTTGTTGGTTGTATTGTAATCCTGACAAAGTTATAGGAAATACATCTCTAAATCTTATTTCTGTAACAGGATTGTTTTTACTCGTTAGTATTGATAGTGTAGCATCTGAGAATACAGGTCCTTGATCTGTAGTTCCGTATTTTACTTTACCTGGTTCTTTACTAACACTTTGATTAGCAATAGGAAATCTATCTGAACCTGATGATATTAAATTTTTAAATTCTATATGATCTCCAGGAAAACCTAGACCTCTTAACCAACCGTGTATCTCTTGGTAGTTTTCTAAATTTTCATCTACCATAAAAGTCATTGTTAAGTTTTCATATTCTAGTGTATCACCTGGTTGAGCAATATCTTTTAATGGTGTAGGTTGATTGCCTACTCCTAATGATATGCCAGGTATATTAACGGCAGTACAAAAGTATTCTACTTTAGGTAGTTTAATAATACTAAATTTAAACTGTGTAGGACTAGCGTAATCTTGTGATGTAGGCTGCCTAGATAATGAGTTAGTTGTTGTCATAGAAGTATTTATACGCTAAAAAAAAGGGCGACTTTTGAGGGTCGCCCTTTTAAATATAGTTGGTCTTCCAACAATATTACATTAAGTTAGATACTTTAACTCGTCTGTAATATCTGTTTGCGTTTTTGTTACCAGCGTCATTGACAGCAGTAACAGCACCTGAAGCGGCACCTGTTTCAGCAAACGGGTTAGCTACTAAACCATATCTAGTTTTGAAGCCAATTTTTGGTTGGAATGTGTCTTGTCCAACAGCTCTCACCATTTGTAGTGGCACGTATGGGCAGTAGAATATACCTGCGTCATAAGGTGAAGTACCTTTGTAACCTACTACAAAGTATTGAGAAGCAGTGTTATTAGCACTGTATGGATCAATATACACTTTGTATCTTCCGTTTAATACACCAGCGAAAGTATTTCCAGTGTCATCTACGTTCAAGTTGTTGTTCAACGCAGGAGTATAGTCAAGTACACCAGCCATTTGTAAAGCAGACGCAACGTCTGATGAACAAATTATGATGTTACCTTTTCCTCTACGTGTTCTTTGAGAAATAGCGTTAGCTTCTCTCTCAACTTGGAACATAAGACCTTTAAATCTTTCAACTGACCATCTACCGTTAGAGTCTGTGTCTAAGTCAAAAACACCTTCAGTAGTTGTGTTAACTGTTCCTGTGTTAGCAGAAGCACCTTTTTCAGCAACTGTGTAAATTGTTCTTACAACTTCTCTATTGATTTCAGCTAAGATTTCAGCAGATAGGATGTTAGCCAATTCAGTTTCAGCATCTAAGCCGTGAATTGCTTTAAGGTCTTGTGCTAATTCCATAGTGTATTCAGCTTTTAATGCTCTTGATCTAGCAGTAACAGTTGATTTCTCAATTGAGAACGCCATTTCAGCAAAAGCATTGTTAGATGAATCACCTAGAGCTTCAGCAGTAGCTGTAGCCATACCAGTACCAGTTGTGTATGTTCCGACTGGTGAGTCGTTTAATACAGCTGGGTTAGTTCCTGATTGAGCAGATGAACCTTCACCACCTACACCAGGTAATGTTGAGTCACCAGCAGCATTTCTACTAGAGAAATCAGTATCAGCTTCACCAAATAATGCCTCAGCACCAGTTTGTGAAGTGTATCTGCTTCTCATAGCAAAAATAAGACCAGTTGGTCCAGTCATTGGTTGAACGCCAGCGATATCGTAAGCGATAAGGTTTGGCATTGCTCTTCTTACTAATGAGATCAAAATTGGATCCCAATTAGCAACTGAAGAACCAGTTGAGTTTGTTGGAGCTGTTTCAGTAATGAAAGCAGCATCTTCTTTTAGTGCTCTCTCTTGGTTTTCAAGGATCACACTTGTAACGGCACGTCTGTATGAATCGTTGATCTTTGGTAGATCAGCGTGTTCTAAGACTGGCTGCCATTTTTTTTCGTAAGTTTCAGATAAGTACATATCTTCTTCTCTCCTCTATTATTTCGACAACTTAATGTCTTTTGTTTTTGTAATAGCGGCGGTATAAGCAGCCATCGCTTCTGACAAATCAACGTTTGTTGTTTCTTCGCCTACCGCTACATTATCAATTTCATTCTCTTGTTTTACTTCTTTTTTACCAAAGTACGACTCTTTAATAGTTGACACTTTAGTTTTGAAGTCCTCAGAATTTGAAAACTCAACTTCTTCAGCAAGTTTATTGAATTTTTCTTTTTGAGTATCTGTTAATTCAGATCCCGCCTCGTCAATGATGTCTTGTTTTACCAATTCGCCATTTGACTTATTTAATTCAATATTCTTTTCAATCTGTTCGTTAAGTTTTTTCTCTAAGTCTTCTATTTTAGAAGCTTGATCTTCGAGCACATTATATTTTTCATCTGGAACGTCAATGTAATGATCTTCAAATAATTTTTTAAGACCACCTATGAAGTCCTCAGCAATTTCACCCTTAATGCCTCGCTCAACAGCAAGTTGGTTTTCTTTCATCCATTCTTCTACTACGTAGGATAGATAAGTGTCAACCTTCTCAACTAATTCAGCTTTAGCACTTTCAGATTCTTCTTTAAGCTTTTGTTCATAGCTTGCGTTCATCTTTTTCTTCATTTCTGAAACTTTTGATTTCAGAGCAGCTTCAAAGATTGTAGCAGCTTTAGATTTAAATTCCTCAGAAAGACTTTCGTCAGCAGTTAAAGCCTCAACGTCAGCAGAAACATCAATTGCTTCTTCATCTTCGTTTACTACTTCTTCTTTAACTTCGTCTTTGATTTCTTCGGAACCTTCATCAGCTTCAACAGTTTCTTCTTGCTCTTCTTTTAGTTTTGGCATTGCGTCAGCAGCGCCAGCACTTTTTTGTTGAGCATCACCAGAAACTTGTTTTACTTTTTTCGTTGCGTCTGGATTGCTGTCAGTTGGTTTAACAACTGGTGCGCCTAAATCTTCAGCATCGTTTTTCAGATGAGTCGGTTCAGCCGCTACAGCATTTTTCTTAGGAGCATCTGCTTGAGGGTTAGCACTCGCTTCGCTAACTTCTTTCACAGCTTCCTGTTCCAACGCCTCGATGTTTTTTTCTGTTTCGGCCATTAGAAATCTCCTTTTAAAATAACTAGTTATTTCTTTTGTTAATATTTATAAAATTAAAGTTTTTTAAGAAACGATTCAAACACTTTTAACTTAACTTCTTCTAAAGCTCTTTGTTTCGCCTCTCTCACTTGTCGCTTCCAGGTTTCAATGTCTTTCTCAATGAGAACGCCATTTTCCCAAACCCACTCCTTCGATTCCATAATACCTTCAACGAAAGCATCAGGTGCCGATGGATCAGCAACTATATCAGCGGCAGTCGCTAAGTAAAAGTCATCTTTTACATAGTTCGCACCGTTTCTTTGAATTAATGAACCCATACCTCGACTTGATACTCCTAATTGAGCACCTTCGTCAATAAGACCTTTTACAATCTTACCATAGGGTGTATTCATTATCTTCGCTTCACCAACAAAGTTATTGCCATCTGGTGCTAATTTAGTAATCATATGTGATACTCTTTCTAAATTAACTGTCGGTCCATCGGGATGTCCCAACTCACCAAAAGCACGTTTTTTATTGATAAACTCTCTATTGTATCTGTTCACTTCGTTAGCCAAAATTTCTTTTGGATAAACTCTTCCATTTCTATTTTTTACATTTGACTGTAAAAAGATACCTCTAATTTTATATTCTTTTTTACCGTTAGCCTCTTCAACTAGGTATTCGGCGTTAGATACTTCTTCGGAAATTAGTTTCATAAATTCTCTCTCTTTTTCGTACTACTATTTATACGTTTTATGATCTAAACTCTTGTTTTTTATACTATCTTGGTGATGAAATAGCTGAACCTACAGCATTACCTGTTGTTTCAATTGTATGTGCTTCATCTTTTTCAATGATAACACTATCTCCAGCAGTTACTAATATCGTTGTTCCGATAACATCTGAACCTTCTTTAACAGTAACAGTATTAGCAGCAGCCTGTGTTTGTACTCTAACAAAGTGAGCTCTACCAAAATTACTTGCTGAAATAGCAGCACCAGCAGCTGTTGAGCTTCCTTTTAATTTAAATGAGCCTTGATATGCCATTTTATTCTCCTAATTGTTCTTTTAATTCTCTATCAAAATATTCTTCAATAGATTTTTTATTAATATTATGAAACTCTGCTATTTTGTTAACAGAATTTTCAAAACTGTTTAATATATCTTCCTGACTTTGTTCAATCAGTTTGTATATATCACTAATAGCTTCTTTCATTACAGGCGATAATTCTTTGAACGCCTTAGAATTAAAAGTATCAGTTTTTAATCTACTAATTGTTTCCATCAGTCAAATCTATATCTGCTTTACCATCAGGTTGTGTTGTTGGTGTAACAGAACCGTCAGCATTAAATGCGCCCGGATCAGCAATTACTGGTTTAGGATCACTAAATGATTCCGCATCTCCATTAAACAAAGAACCAGCTAATTCTTTTCTTCTTACATCTAAAGAGTCACCGACTTTTGCTCGTAGAGCATCTTTAAATGCTTCGCCAGCATCGGCATTATTGCCACTGGCTAATTGATCTATAAAGTTTTTTACTTCGTCACTCATTATTCATCTCCTATCGTCTGTGTTTCAGGTGAAGATATAATACCGTCATTAATTTCTTTTTTAATTTGATTATCAATATCTTCAATTTCTTTTTGAGATTGTCTTAATATATTTTTTCTAATATATTCGACACTATAAAACTTACCAATGTAATCTCGCATTTCATTAGCAAGTGCTACTCTTTCTCTCATCATTTCAGCGTTTTTAAGTTCCGCAAAATGACCGTCTTGTAAGAAATCATATTTAACATAATCTCTTATTGTATACCAATCTTCTTCAGCAATAATACCTTTTAACACTAATTGTGTTCTTAATAAATCACTAAAGAGTTCAGTAAATTTCTTTCTTAGTCTTTGTACAAACTTAGTAAATTTAAGTTCATCTCTTGTTATTTCTGTAGAACGACCCATATTGAAACCTGTTGAGGCTTCTAATCTACTTACAGGCACGTTTAAAGAACGATATAATTTCTTTTGGAAATATTCTATATCGGTAATTTCTCCAAGGTTCGCACCACCAGGCAAAGTTGTAATATCAGTACCTCTTCCACCCTCTCTACTTGGTAACCAAAAATCTTCCAACATTGACATATAATTTCTGTCATCTCTAATTTCTCCAGTTGAAGCGTCATAGACAAGTTTGTTTCTGTATCTTGCCATAACATCTCTTAAATATTGTTCAGCTTTAAGTTTAGGTAAGTTACCTACATCAATCTTAAATATTCTTCTTTCAGGTGCTCTTGCTATTCTGTAAATAACAGCAGCATCTTCAATCATTCTTAATT